AAACTTATCTAGTTTATCTGGTTCTAATATACAAGTATGGAAATATCCACCGACTAAAAACGCTGGTGATGGCTTGCTTGGTTTAAAGACGTTTAACGGGTCTTTTAATAATCTACCAACATGAGAGTTGGATAAAAACTGATTACCAAATTCACCGTAGTAGTCTTCGTCTATTTTAAGCCTTTGTAATATCTTTTCTTTGTTCATCTGTTATTTTATATTTAGATTCAATTGCTTCAACTTTACCTCCCGCTGCTACATATTCTTTTGCTTTCTTTAGTTGTGCTGCTGTAATCTTAGGTTTTGCTGCTTGTTTAATTTTATCTACAGCGCCTGTAGGTTTTTTACCTGAGTCAGCATCTTCTGTATCATCAATAAGCAATAGATTACCTAAAGCATATTTCTTGCCATAAGTCGACGCCGCGCCGAACTGCTGAGCTGTCTGCATACCTTTTTGATTAAGGTCTACACCGACTAGTGCTGTTGCGTGTATAGCATCTTTGCCATCTGAAAATGTTGCTGTTGATTGCATTGTTGGAACAGGTTCAGTTGATATCATTTCTTCATTGATCGTAACTGTAACGCCGTGTTTAACTAAGAAAGGCTTTATAGCCTCTAGGATGTCTTCTGATTTACGGAAGTAATACTTACCGAACGAATTGTACGAAGACTTTTTCGCTTTTAGCTCTGTCTGTACGACGGCTAATTTTTGGTTTAATTCTTTCATCTTTTTGGTATTTGGTGTATATATATAATTACACGTTATTGTTTAAATTTACATTTGTCACTTAACTTAACTTACAGGTAGTCAAGCACTTGTGAGTGGTCTACGTTAGCAATTAATTTATCAACTGCTTGCTTTTTTAGCTGTGAAACTCTAACATAAGCACCACTACCTTCGATACCTAATTTCTCTGCAATTTGCTTGGCAGACTGTTTATCACAGTCAAGACCATAACTAAGCCTTAGTACTTCATATTCTCTATCTACTAAGTGTTGTTTTAACAAACTTGTTAAGTACATGTTTAAAAATACCTGGTTGTATGGCTCTGACTTGTCTTCAATCTGTAAAAACAGATCGTCATCATCTCTGGTACCAGCATCAATACTTAGGAATATAGAGTTAAAGAACATAGCTACAGCTTTTTTATCTTTACCAAAGTTCTTACGTATACTATTAGTAACGTGTTCTGGTAATCTCATTTGACCTCTGTTTTTATCTATCTCTCTACGTATACCGCCTTTAATACGTTTGGCTAAAAAACTTTTTAAAGTTTTCTCAGCATCTTCTGATTCGTTTATTCTATCCCAATCAATGCGATCAACTGCTTTAATTAAGTTCAAATGACCTTCTTGTATCATATCAGTTATAGCCATAACGCCTGATGCTTGTTGTGATGTAGCAAATTTACGTGCTAAGTTTTCTACAAGAGGCATAAACTTAATAATAAGTTCATCTCTAGTATATTCGTCCCACATTTTACCCTCTAGTCTAGCTAAAGTTGATTCAAGATCTTTCTTGTATCTTATATAGTTCTGTATATTATAGTGTTTCATTATGCATATCTTTTATAGATCAATTCTAACGTTGATGGCCAATCTAAAACTCTTTGAGATGTGCCAAACCAAAGCCAATCGCCTTGAAAGTCTGGTTGACCTCGCCATCTACTATCGTCAATTAAAATATCACCGATTAATAAATCTTTTCTGTGTGTTAGTATTAACTTGCGTTTAAGCCAAGGGAAGTGCTCTGCAATCCACTCTCTCTTTGCACCCCACATATCAGGTCTATCCCATGGTGGGGTTGATGCAATAAATATATCGAAGTCATGGTTTAACCTCATCAAAGCCTCTTTAGCTCCGGGCATTACTTCTAGATTTCTATAGTCTACATGCTTGTCAGGTCTATGTTTCCATCCACCTTCGTCCGCTGCTTTTTTAAAGTTAGCTATAACTCCGTCCATATCTATGTATATTATTTTCTTCATTTCTTTTTATTTTTTTCTATTTCTTGTCCTTTTCTAATAGCGTATCCACCTAGTAGAAACGTACCTATTATTATTATTATTAGTGTTATCATAATTGTTGGTTTAATAATTCTTTTTCTCGTTTTAATTGTTCACCCATGTTTCTATGTATAGTTCTAGTAGAACATTCTAAATACAATGCTAACTGGGTTATGGTAATCTTTTTACCTAAGTCGTTTATATCTAACATACACTGGTATATATCATCTTCATGTATACGTTTTGATCTACCTATTAATTCACCTACTATAGATAGTTTTTGTTCTTTAGTTAAACCACAGCCATACTTAAATATAACTTTACGTAGTTTGTTTTTAGGTGGTTCATCTAAGTCTAACATGCTAACCTCATACACCATCTTTCTAAGAAGATCGATGTGTATTGTAAACGAAGTGAAACCTTGTTCTTTGACTGATATGATCTCTGCTATCTGCATAAACTCATCTTGATCAAGATCTGGGTTAAGATACCATAACGTTAACAAATGCCATTTAAGGCTCTTATAAGTCGTGATCTTAGCTTTAGACGCGAACAGTGTATAACATTCATAAGTACCTTGTTCGAAGAACATATACTTATCGGTTTGATGAGTTGGTACATCATCAACAGGATCTCTCTTATATACGATGCGCCTATCATTTAATAGTTTTATATTTCTTTCGTGTGACATTAGCCTATTACTCTTATACTTTAGGGGCTGTTGTCACAGTCCCCTCAGGTTTTAATGTTGCAATAATAATTCTTGTCTCATTATCATTAGGGTATTTAATATCGTTCCATTGGTTTATTCTATCTTTTAGGTCTTCGTTCATCTATTCTTTTCTTTATTATTATTATATCGTTTGGTTCTACTTTGTAATCATTCATCAGTTCTTGTGGTACGTTATCCCACGCACCTATGTAGTTTTGTACATTAAACCCTCGTTTAATACACTCATTATACAGGCTAGTATATCTGTTCTTAAGGTATAACAGTTTGTTATAGAAGAACTTAACGTGACCTGTACCCAGCTTGAACTTATCAGGTATACCTTCCATATTGTATTTACCTTTAGCAATACAGTTTGGTATTCGTTTTATTTCTCTGTGTTCAGCTATTAAATGCTGATTAACAAGGTCGGCTGGCGGTATACCTACATTTATTCTTGTCATGCGTTATCTTTTATTACTTTTGTTAATAACTTTGCTAATTTTTCTAGTGCTACGGCTATTCTTTTTAAGTCGTTAGCTTTTTCTTGTTCATATCTATTCATTACCTTGCTATTCATTCATAATTACGTACACACTTAAACAATGGATGTCTATAGCTATTAGCTTTAGTACGTTCGAAGTACGTAAACGTAGCCTCTTGACCTACAAAGCCTTGCATTGCAACAAAATTGTCTTGTAAATACTTAAATTTATCCATTACAGGCATACCGAACTCATTACCATCACTGTCAACAGCTAGGAATTTACCGATAGTACCGATACGTTTACCTTTACCTTCAACCCAACCGGTTATAGTAGCTTCGGCATCGTGAAAATCTTTGATTTTTCTAAGACTATGTGATCTCTTGCACTGGTAAACCTCGTTAGTACGCATAATAGAGCCTTCGAAACCACTGTCCATATTAATCTCGTGCATTTCATCAGCTTCATACTTATTAGGGATTGGTGTAGTAACAACGGTTCTAACAGAATAAGAGTCTCTTAAGTTATCAAATACAAAATTATAACGATCTTCAAATGTCATAGTCTCATCTATGATATCGTAACAATGAAATTGTACGTTCTCAGCTGATTCTGCACGTGCCTCGTCAGTTGGTTTTGTTTTTCTGACCATAGATATGATCTGTTCAAAGTTGTCTTTAAAATCGTGATTATACAACTCACCATCTAATATAACATTAGGGTATTTTTCAAAGAAAGGGACTAGTTGCTCTAATATGTGTTGTATGTTTTTCCATTCTTTACCCGTGCGTGAGTATGCGGTGATTCCTCCCCAATCATCACACTGTATTACACAGCGAACACCGTCAAGTTTTGGTTGCATAAATACTGGTTTGTCGTAGTCTATTGGTTTTTTGTTAACAGGATATGCTAACATTGGTTTTTTTCTCATCATTATTTTTTTCCTTTTCTTAATATTTTATTTACTTGTGCCATTCTCCCCTTGATAATAGCACACTTCTCATATTCCTCTTCTTCTTGAAATAGATTCATTAATGTCATTAGCTTTGCAGCTTCACCTAATGCTTCTTCTTCTTCGGTTAGATCAAGATCTTGATAAGCAACAGAACCAGCTATATCAGATCTGTTTACGTGATCAAACCAGTCCTCCATAGACTTAAGTTTAACCATTCTACTTACTATCTTGATAGCTAAAGCATTAAGCTCTGTTTCAGTCATTGGATCGACCTCTACATTCACTACTTTTAGATTATTAATCTCATCTAATATTTGTTTGTTTGTTACACGTTTATTATCCGTCATTGTTCGTATTTAGTTTGTAATATGATTCTTCTAATTGAGAACCATATTTAGTTAATAATTTTTCTGCCGTACCTACAAAAACACATTCACCATAAAAATCTATAAATGGTTTTACTTCAAATATACTTATCCAAGTACTTTTATCATAGTCAGACCATATATAGTATATGTATTCTAGATCACTATGCTGGGTTTGTACGTGTTCTATTTCCCAACCATTAATAGGGTCGTTCTTTAATATAGACATAGCTATATCTAGTCCTAACCCTTCAGGATAACCATCACTGTGTTTGTAAAACTGCGCGTGTATTTTATCTGGGTGCTCACTGAATGATACACCATCTTCTCTTGTTGCGAATCTAACTTGCGCTCTCGTACTCATAATATTTGTGTTGTAAATTGTTAATAATTTCTCTTCCGTTTGAGGTGTGAAAGCCGTAGCTATGCGTGTATAGCACGTCGATCGGTCTATTCTCTAGTAATAGATACATCAACTCACACTCGTCGTGATCTAGTTCTTTGGCCATATCTGTTATAGCATCTGCTAGCGCATAGCAATCGTGTCTTGGAATCATACCAAGATCTCTCATAATGTATTTTTCTACTTGTTTTCCTGTCATTTTATTTTATCTTCTATTTGTTTTAATAATTTGTCTAAGTTTTGAAACGCTTGACCTATATTGTAATTTAATGTTTTAACTTTTTCTAAAGTTCTTCTAGTATAATCATAATTGTAATCTCTATAGTTCTCAATTATATTAATTAAATGAGCTGGGTTACTAAAGTCTCTACCCGGAACAAGGAATTCATCTCCACACTCTACAGTTGGTACCGTAGGTATACCTGTTAAATTCATAATATCTTGCCACGCAACCTTGTGCTCCGTAGTATCCATGTTTATAAATTTAATATCTTTTTTCTCTAACTCTTCTTTTATTGATTTGCAATAAGGACAAGTTTCATTTGTATATATTCTTATTCTATCCATAGTTAATCTAGTAATATCATATATGCTTCTGCGTTATTCTTTCTAAACCAACTAAGACCTTTTCTTAATTCGTTTATATTGCAAGGCATACCCATTTCCATACACATGGTTGCACCCATAACAAAGTCATACATACTTAATTCTACATTATTTAGCTGGCATTTCTCACCGCTAAACCTATTTTGCACTTCGGCACCTTCATCATACAGTTCACCATTGAACCATTTAGGTAATTTTTGTTTTGTTTCTGTCATAATCTATGTTTTTTATCAAGTATATTATCACCGTACATCCAACCTATTGGTGAATGAGGTTTTAAATCTTGTGGTAAATACGCTGTTATTAGGTTAAGTTGATCTACTGTTAGATCTCTGTATTCGCTTATTTGGTTTAGAGTTGCAAATATTCGTCTATGGCTAGCGCTGTATTGAATTTTAGCATCATCTAGCGCTTCTATTACCTCTGGTTTTAATTTGTCTATTAATTTCATATTACTCTTGTTCTTCAGATGGACACTCAGCTTCAGTAAATAGCTTGTAAACTTCTTTTACAATATTTTCTACTAACTCATGGGTACAAGTTAAGTCTATACTTTCAAGGTATACTTTACCATCATACTCCATGCCAAACTCTTTTTCATAGTTATCTTGTTCGTTAAAGCTAAAGTTACCTACACCTTCTTCAATAGCTTCTTGTATCTTGTCAAACTGTAAAGGAGTCAACTCTGGTTTGTTAATGTCTTCTAGTTTCTTTTCAGTGTCTTGCACTTGCTGTTTAAAGTTTTCATGTTTGATACCTGTTTCAGCTTCTAGCAACTTTAATGCAGCTAGATTTACTTCTAATTCTTCTTTTGTTTTCATACTATTTAATTTAATTTATTTATATTCATATTATCCGACTGTTGTCGTATTTAGTTTGTAACTAGAAAAGGATTCGAACCTTTTAATCCGTCGATCAGCACACTTGTGTTGTTTACCACCTTGGTGAGCCAGCTCTAGTTTTATAAAACGAGGTGTGCAGGTGTGGTTCACCGATTGCGGTTGGATTCAGTGGAGGGCTAAGAACCTCATACACTTACTGTTACCGATTTTCGGTTGCTTTATCCTGACTTTAACAAGTTGACCGCGACTTTCATTATATTACTAATCTCTCGCCTACTTGATTTACCACTCACCTCGTATATTATTTATACCATACAGCGTACACTTTACATCCGCTAGGAGTTGTACACGCGTGTACTCTTTTCTTTTCTACCTTGTTGTTTAACAGGCTTTTGTCCATGTATTTTGGATTCTTGCTGTTTAGCTTTCTTTTCTTCATATTTCTCTAAGTTCTTTATTAATTTTTTATTCTGTCTACCCATTATTCTGATATTCTATTTATTGTTGCTAATTTGTTTTGTAAATCATATAGTTTTTCTTCTAGTTTTACTGAATACTTGTTTGAGCTAGCTTTTTCTAACTCCCACTCGTGTTGCCACTTAGATATAAATTTACCACCTGCTACTTCATTAGCTCGTTTGATGTAATAGTTTTTGAGACAATAGCTTATTAAATACTCTAGTCTATCGATCTCGATAGGTATTAGTACACACGATCTAGTGCTAAATCTTCTGTAATCACCATTAGGTAATTCAAAATATTCTGGTTCACCTTGACATCTTTTGTTTAGTTGATAGTTACTGTAACCACTGTTTTGATTTCTTACGTAACCAGTTTTAAAACTAGCTACTTCGATCAGTTTACCATTCTTCCAATTATTCTTGATCGGTAATTTCCATACTATTGTACCATTTTTGTGCTGTCTCATTGTGGTGACATCCATTATTCCTAACAAATCCATATTGTGAAGTACTTTTTCGTATCTAGTGTCGCTGTTGTATTTTGCTCTATTCATCTTATCTATATTTTATTGATTCTATTTTACTTGTTCCTGAGTTTATCATAGCGAAAACTTCATCCCAATCGCCTTCATCAGCGATCCACTCGATATCGTCTTTACGCCACTCTGTTTGAAAGTTACTATAAGCTTGACCGTGACAGTTTATTTTGTAATCACCATCCTCGTTTTCTTTGATTGTCCACCTAGACCTGTTATCACACGTTGCACTTACTAGATCGATCTTCATCTCTCTAGGCTTTACTCCAAAGTCTATATCTAACATTGGTGGTTTTCTTAATAATTCTCCGTATTTGCTCATATTATCTATATTTTTTACTGTGACTTAATGCTTTTTTAGTTGTAAAGTCATCTAATTTATTTTGTACTTGTTCTATCATTTGTAACCAGTACTCTCTAGTAATGATCGGTCTCTTGTCCATTAATTCTGCATCGTCTTGATTCTTATGCATTTCTGCTGTGAAAGTGTCTACCATCTCGTCTAGCACTATTCTATCTTGTATATTAAATTTCATTAGTTGTCGTAGATATAAGTTAAACCTTTGTAATTGAACCAACTACTGATACCTTCTTTGTTGTTAAATTCTAGACAACCGAAGTTAGCAGGTAAGTCACATATTGTATATGGCTTATAAGTTATGCCGTTAAGCTTAATTTTTTGTTTACCAGTACTTTGATCTGGTTTTAGGAATTTGATTGTTTGCATATTATTTATTTTATTTAATTATATTATCCGTTAGTATTCGTATTTAATTTGTAATTACTTTATTATTAGTTTATATTCACCTGATTTATACTCTTCACGATCGAGAGCATACTCCATTGGAAACTCTTGATGAGTTTTAAATGAAGAATAACCGTCTTTAGTATCTCTAGTTATCTCTATTGTACCATATCCTGGCCAATGAGGGTTTTTATCTACTTCAACTACTATTACCTTATAATCTTTCTTGTTCTCATCTCTTGGAATTGAAAACCATAGTCTTTTTAGTTCTTCTCTATTCATTTTTCTTATGTTTTATTTTTCTTGTATATATTTTCTTACTAACAAATACTCTAGTACCTGGTGTACTAACACCTTGCTCGAGTTGTACTCGTCTTTTGACACTTCGTTTTTGTTTATTAGTTAATTTCATTAGCCTAGCATAGTACCATAACCTTTACGACGAGTTAGTTTTGCTATTTTTTTAGCATCTTCACTTGACATAATTTGTATGGAATTACCTGTTTTGTGATTAATTACTGGTGCACAACCATACGCTTCGACTGAAGAGCAGTTGACACAGACTTTGAAGCCGAGACGTAGTCGACCTTCTGGTATTATATTTTTACATTTGCATTTCATATATATATTATCCAACAGTGTTCGTATTTAATTTGTATATTCATCTAGTAAATGACTACCAATCATAGCGGTAATCAGTATAAGTATTATCCACGCTCCCATTATAATTTGATCGCTAATCTTGGTTTACCAACTGATACTTTTGTTGTACCTTGAGGTGTGTAGTAAACTTTATGGTTACTATCTAGTATATCTTGTCTAGTAGTTCCATCGAAGAAAGTTGTTATAACTTTTCTTACTCTTTTCTTATCGTCACTCAAATCTAAACATAGTGTATTACCATATTCAATTGGTATTTCATAAAATTTACCTATATTCTCTACTTGAAGCTCACCACCTGATTTAAAGTCTACTACATATAAAATAGTATCCATTTGGTAATTAAATTCAAATACATCTTTTCCTTTAAAATACGTACAAGTCGTATCTTGTGCTTTAGCTGACAGAATTGCTGCCACTAAACCAATGCTTAATGTTAATTTCTTCATATTTTATTTATTTATTTAGTTTATAACCAAGTTAATGGCTTTAATTTCATTCCTAAAGTACTGTCTCCATCTAAATATTTATCTAAAAACATTTGTACTCCTTCATCACCATTTTCATGGTATAATTCTTTTAGTTCATCTATATAGTCCCAACCCCACACTTCAGACATACTATTTATTGAGTGAGGAAATAACATGTATTCAGCTTTTAATGAAGGTGGCGATTTATCATCTTCAACTCCACTCAAATCATATAATATTGGTGATAAGAATATCGGTTTACTCGGGTCATAAGAGTCAAATCCCTTAATTTTTCTGATACACTCGGCATCACTCATTCCTTCAGACCAACTAATATTTCCACCTAACTGAATATCAGTCGGGTTGTCAGCATACACTGGTTGACCATAGTTTCTTGCCCAATTAGGCTCTTTTGTACACGAGCTAAATAATATACTTAGCGCTAATACACTTCTTGTTATTTTCTTCATAATTTTATATTTTTAGTGATAGTGCAGGACTCGAACCTGCTCGATTATTCGGCCGCCTTTCTATCTGTATGCTGGACAGTTTGAACTCCAAGCATTTCTTTGATTACAACTTGTAGTTGCACAACTTGATAACAGTAATATTACCGCTATAATTCCAATTAATTTTTTCATAGTCTATTTATTACTGTTATTAACGCGAACACTATTGCTCCCGCTGTTCCTACTCCAAGGCTATATGTAAATGTTAGCATTACGTAGTGTACAAATTTTTGCTTATTACTCATAATTAATCTTTTTTAGGTGTGTGTAAATAACACAATTGGTTAGTATTTTTAGTTTTATTCTTACAGTTTCTACCTGATTTAGTAGTTCCAGTACATATTTTTGCTGGTACTTTTACCTCATCTTTATAGAATGGATTATGTAAATAACACAAACTATTTTTAGCTTTAGTATTATTCTTACATTGAACACTATCTGTAGTCAATTCTTTACATTGAGTTTGACCATAACTCATCATTGCAATTGTTAGTGCTGCGACACTTAAAGTTAATTTCTTCATTTTACATTATTTTAGTTATATTATTTTTTTCATCTATTTTCTTACAATCTTGGATTGCTCTGTACAATAATTCTTGTGAGTCAACTGAGTTAAACCAGTCTTCTTTTAACCACACATAGTAAATCCACTCGTTCGCTTCGCTCGCAGTTTCAAAATAGTTCTGATATTTGTTACCATAACTATCTACTACTCGAGTATCATACCACTCACCTTTTTTTCTTGTTATACTATAATCTCTCATATTAATACTTTGTTGTACCATTTTTATTTATTAGTTTATTCAACCACTCATCAATTTCTTTATACTTATTATTTGTGTGATTTTCTAATAGTAATTCATATTTAGTTAATTCTATCTCACTTTTATCTTGTAAACCAAATTTATTTGACATTTCTTTTACTAGTCTCAAGTTTGAAATCATTTCTCTTAATTCTATCTCACTATATTCTATCATAATTCTAATTTTAATTGATTAGGATTTACTTTTTCTTTTTCTTTTTTATACTGTTTCCAGTGTTCTAATGTTTCATACATAGTTTTTAATTTTTTAATAAATAAGTTAAGTCATCAACAGTTGTTTCTAACCATTTTTCTTGACATTCATTTTGATTATACTTAAAAATATTATTTAATAATAGTTTTAATAATTTAATTTTAATTGTTTCTAACATACTTTATTTATTTATATTTATAATTTATTTTCAGTTATATTATCCAATACTAGTCGTATTTAGTTTGTATAATTTGTTGTAGAGTGAGAATCGAACTCACAAAAACCATTACTACAGTGTACTCCAAATACTTGGTCATTCATATTTTATAGTGGGAAATGTACTCAACTACCACTTTTGTACATGAAAATTACTTACTATTATTCAGTAATTGTTTGTAATTCTCTACAGAATTTTGGTACACAATTTGTATTTGTATAACTTTTATACTTTTCAAAACAATTCATACTTTCAAATTTCTCTTTATGAGTATTATATACTTCATCATGATTATAAGAAACAATTTCTTGTTTTTTGTTAGTAAATGTAATTACTACATTTTTACCAATTAATGACTTTCTGATTACGAATCTTTTAGTTTTAAGTTCTTCAACTTTGTTTAATTTTGACATAATTTATTTATTTTAAGTTATTTATTAATTTATTATTTATTTGTTTTACATTTATATTATCCATTTACATTCGTATTTACATTGTAAAAGTATATATTTTATTTATTTGATATTTATAGTGTTCACCCACTACCCCGACTCTCACTGTTCACAGTTGTAATTTAATTTACATTTGTAACTTTTGTTATACTTATTACATTTGATAATTCAGTGAATATTGAAATTTCATGTAGTATTGTTTGTATATCAGTATTTGTATAAACTTTGTCTGAGAAATATTTTATTTTTACTTTGTAATTCATATTATTTTTATTTATTTGTTTCATATATATTATCCAATATACTTTGTATTTAGTTTGTAATTTATTATTTAATATTATTAGAATTTATATTTGAATAATTTAAAGTTTGAATATAATTTGTTTGATATTTTTTATTAAAGTTATTTGAATTAATATATATTATTGTATTTATTTTTATTATTGAATTGATTGGAAATGTTTCAAATTTATTTGGAAGATTATGAATTAAATAAGGAAAATATATTTGATTATTTAATTTTAATATTTGATTTGATTTGAATTTTAATTTGTTCATAATTTTATTATTTTATTTATTATTATTATTTTGTATTTCTATATATATTATCCAATGTAAGTCGTATTAAGTTTGTAATGTAATGTAAAATGGATAATATTGGCGGAAAGCAAAAGGTGAAAACTTGCGGGGATTTACGATTGTGCGAGGGCCCGTGGGCTAAATAGATTTGGTTTTAGTAGGAAGGGGGGAGTGTAGGGGGAGGGGGGCAACACAGTACCTATATATTTATAACATTTTTTTATGTGACATTAGGTAGCTAAGTATTAGAGTAGCAGGCTAGTGTCACACTTTTGATAAATATACATGTGGTTTTGTAAATTACTTATTTACCATGTAATCATACTTAGTATGAGAAATAACCCACTACCGGGACTTTGTAAGAAGTCACCAATAAGAAAAAACGAAGACATTGATACAACTTGGGCTGACAAAGTTTATGACCCACAGAAAGTAGATGAACATTTGATAAAAAAGGGTTATCACACTGAAGGAAATTTAAGAGGAAAAAAAGACACAACTCCTACTGCTGGAAATAACGTAAATTTGGGTAGTCAAATGATAAACACAGAACTTACCTAGTACATGCAAAAGCTCACACCAACAGCTAGACGTATGAAGGCTATTCGTGATAAACGGGCAGCTATGACAGCAAGTAGACGTAAGAAGAAGGCTGAGAATCAAAGAAAGAGAAGAGCTGCTATAAAAGCAGGTAAAAATATAGAAGGAAAAGATTATGATCACAAGGATCGTAAATTTAAAACAATTAAAGCTAATCGCGGAAACGACGGTAAAGGAACCAAAAGAGAGGCATCGGCTAAATATCAATAATAAAAACATAAAATTATGTCAAGACCATTTAAAATGAAAAACTCAGCACTTAGAATGAGTGTTAAATCAGGATCTCCAATGCAATCAAATTACGCTTCGCCAGTAAAAGCGATGCCATCATACGTAGATAATAAGTTGGTGTCGGATAGTGATGCTGATTTGCAGGAAGAAAAGAACGAAATGATCAATACGGGAAAAATTAAAGGTGAAACAAAGGAAGTAACAAGAAAAGGCCCGTCTGCAAGAAAGAAAATTCTAAAGGATGTAAAAAAGAAAGGAGGTCCAAATGCAAAACCTGATGCTATTGACAACTTGATGCTTAAGGAAGCGGACGAATATACTAGTAACCCAGAAAATAGAGATGAACTAACAAAAGCTTGGTATTTGAACAATCCGGGTTACAAATTAGTAGATGGAAAGAAAGTGAAAAAATAGGGAAACACCCTAAACCAAGTCAATATTAACCAAAAAAACCAAAAAAATGACTTATTTATACTATAAGACCAGTTCAACTGGCACAATTAAACCGAATGAAACAACAATTAAACATTGGAAACACCTCTCTGAGAAGAAAAACTGGAGAATAACCCAATTACCTAACGGATTTTACCAAACAGAATGCAAAAACCCTGATAAAGAGGATGAATGGCAAGATGTTACGCGTAGAGAAACAATAGAAGGTGCGGAAACCGCCATAAATGGTAGTGTTAAGCACTTTACAGACAAACTAGAAGCAACAAAGGGACCAAAAGTAGTTAAAACCTTTGAATAATTAATAAAAATAAAAAAATGGCATTTAAAATGAAGGGGTTTCCTAAACACGAAGGTATATCCCCAATGAAAGCAACACTAGATAAGGGTGGAGGTCAAGGTGGTAAGAAGACTAAATACAAGAACACTACCACTTATAAAAACGATGACAACACTACAGCTGAAACAAATACATCTAAAAAGAGTTTAGTTCAGAAGATTTTTGGAGGTAAAACTAATAAAACAACAACTACCTCACGTGGTGCGGAAGATGTTGACTTTACTAGATCATCAGAGAAAACTAGAGAAGATAAAAAAGGTAGAACTAGAAAGAAAGTAACAGTGGATTCAGAAGGTAAAAAGACTGTAACTAGATATAAAAAAGACGGCTCAGTAAAAAGTACTAAAGTTAAAAAAGGAAAGCACAAAGTGAAGGGCAATCGTGGTGCTGAGAAAGATGCTATTAGAACTGCTGACGCAAAAAGTAACAACGTTTACACGGGTGACTAAAGAAGTAAGAAGCACAATCTAATCAAATTTAATTTAATACATGGAATACAATCAACCAAGCGAGATTGTCAAAGACGTAAACTTTGGCGATAACGCAAATAGTAAAATAGTAGCTGGTGTTGAAAAACTAGCTAAAGCAGTAAAATCAACCCTTGGAGCATCTGGAAAGTGCGTTATATACGAAGACGCCAGAGGACTTCCGGTCATAACAAAAGACGGAGTAACAGTAGCAGAATCTGTTGTCTTATTTGACCCGGTTGAAAATATGGGTGCAACCCTTATTAAAGAAGCTGCTAGAAATACAGTGAGAGAAGCAGGTGACGGTACTACTACAGCTACCGTCCTTGCTGAATCACTATTAAAAGAAGTTAGCAAGAGTGAAGCTAACACAAGAGAAATTAAAGACGGGATTAAATCCGGTCTTAAGAAGGTAAACGATTACCTAGATAAGATTTCTGTCAAGATCGAAGGCGATATGCTCGAATCTGTTAGTTCAATAAGTTGCAATAATGATGCGGAACTAGGTGAGATTATAGCGGAAGCTTATACTAAAGTAGGTAAAGATGGTGTGGTATTAATGGAAGAGTCTCCAACTGAAGAGACATACGTCGAGGTAGTTGACGGTGTTCAAATCGACTCAGGACTCACATCCCCACATTTCGTTACTGATAAGGACAAGCAGATAGCTGAGCTTGATAACCCATTAGTATTAATAGTATCTTCAGAAATACCTAACATAAGAAAAATACAAACAGTATTAGAGCATGTTATAAAAACTAAACGTTCTTTACTGATCGTCGCCCCTGTAGAACAACAGGTTAAAGCTGCACTTCTTATGAATAAGGTAAAAGGTAATATTAAAGTAAACATCGTTGACTTACCAGGCTTTGGTCCTACTAAAGATGATACTGTTGCGGATCTTGCTTTTTTAGTTGGGGCAACCGTCATAAATGAGCAGTTGGGTGATGATTTAGATCTTATAGATATAAATTGCTTAGGTGAAGCTTACTCAGCAATAACTGACGATAAGAATACAGTTCTTACTATAGAAACTCCAGAAGACGAATTAGAAGAAAGAATTAAAAGTATACAGAAGTTAATAGATAAAGAGGACAAAAACCCGTTTATACAAAAGAAACACAGACAAAGACTAGCTATGCTGTCAGGATCTGTTGGAATGGTTAAAGTAGGTGCTGATTCAAAGGTAGAGCTTAAAGAAAAGAAAGATAGGATAGAAGATGCTATTTACGCTACAAAAGCTGCTCTGAAAGAAGGTATTGTACCAGGTGGTGGAGTTGCACTGTTAAACGCATCTCAAAAAATCCCCGCTAAAGCGGTAGGTGAAAAGATACTACTAAAAGCTATTCAAGCTCCTTTCTATACTGTACTTGATAATGCTGGCATCCATTTAATGGAAGGCACTGAAGATCACGAAGGTTACGGTATAGATGTGGTAACTGGTGAAAGAGCTACAATGATATCAGCTGGTATTATAGATCCAGTACTTGTAACCAAGTCCGCACTTAAAAATGCAGTGAGTGTAGTATCAACAATTATATCTGCAGATTGTGTAATTTCAAATATGAGAATGAATGAAAGCAATCAATAGATATATTATAGTAGACAGAATAAAGACAGAGCCTAAAAAGGTTGCTGGTCTTATAATGACGGATGATACAGATGTAGACAACCGTTATATAAAAGCAAAAATAATATCGTGTGGTAATCTTGTAGAAGGTTTAAAAGATGGTGATACGATATATTATGATAAACATGCTGGACACGACATATCATGGAAAGATGTACTTTACCGGGTCATTCGTGATGGTGACGTAGTTCTAGTAGATTAACCTAAACCTTAAACCTAAAACCTAAAACTTAAAACAACAAACAAATTAATAATTAAAAAAAACAAAAAAAATGAAAAAATTTTTAGTATTTCACGCTTCAGCTGTAGACGGTTCTACAGTCAGTGAGCATGCTTCTGGTACAAATGTAGATATGGGTGTTTTTTTAGCTGATGACGTAAAGTCTATAATGGCTAAAAATGGCGGTATTGAAATATGTATAGAAGAAACAGGTAAGTTTAATCAAAACGCTACTAGTGCCAATACTGCTGGCGCAGGTGGTAATGACGAAGTAAATACTCTAGCTAACGTTCTTGTTACTTTAGCTGTTGTAAACGCTAGCGTTCCGACTGTTATGAAAGATATTTGTAGAGCTATAAATACAGGACCGCACACTGATGGTGTTATTTTGTTTGACGCTGTAAACAGCGTTTTTCCAGGAGACGTAGCTAATGTAACTGGAATAACTATAGCTAGACCAACATTTAACGTTGTACTTGGTACATCATAATAGTTGAGACTAACCGCGCAGGATCTGCGTGACATGAATATCCTTAAGTATTACAGGCTCACTAGAAAGTGGGTCTGTAAAACTTACGGGTTAAAAGATGCAGATTTAGAATTATTAATTTATTTAGATTGTAAAGGAAGATTTACACGAAACGATTTTATCAACGGGGTTTATACATACTCATGGGATAAAAACAGATGGGAGAGATTAAAACGAGAAGGTTGGATCGAAACCTGGAGACACAGGAATAGAACTACAATTAAGTACTCAGTATTTAAAACTTCATGGAAATGCTCTCAAATGATTAGTAGGATATATAGAATCCTATTAGGTGAGGAAGACTTACCCACTTCAGAGAGAAGTGTATTTTATAAGAATAAATCATATACAGATAAAGTTTACAATAAAGCTATAGATGATATGATTAAAGATAAAGATAGATAATGCCAAACTTCAAAAAAAGCGGTGGATTCAAATTAGGAGCAGAGAGGGGAAATTATGCTATTAAGGGTGAGGTTAAAACAAAAATGCGTTTTGGTAAGAACTCTGGAGGTGAAGGTTCTGTACCTGGAACCCCGGTTATTAGAGTACCATTAGCAGAAGGTATAATGGGTGAAGCTAATATGGATGGAAGTATTTTCGTTAACGAGTTACTTGATCCTAATAGTGAGGAGTACAGAAAAGTTATAAATCACGAAATGAGGCACGCTACTGATATGAGGATTGGTAAACTAGCTTACGCTGACGATCACATCATGTATAACGGTGAGAGGTTTGAAAGAGCTAACATAAATGGTGTTGACGCTATAAAGGTGGATGGAGAATGGAAAGAAGCCGGTAGTCATGGCTTTCCATGGGAGGTAGACGCAAATAATGGTAACAAAAACGGAGAAGGATAATTAAAAAAAAATAACAATATGGCATTTAAAATGAGGGGCTTCAGCCCATTTACAAAAAAACAAGATACAGACCCAAGAAAATCTCCAGAAGCAAGGAAAAAAGCTGCAAAAGAGATCAAGGAGTTAGAAAATAGACCTGATTATAAAAGAAATGAACTCTTAGGAACCATAAGTGACATTAAGTTTGGTGCTGAAGGTAGATCATTAACAGATAGCGAGAAGAAGCAAATAGCAAATCTTCAGGCTCAAATTGCTGCATTATAGTATGAGTAGACCATTTAAACTAAAAAAAGGTAAAGATTTAAAAGATTTTTTTAAATCAGCAACTAAAACACCTAATCCAACAACGAAGGCTGTTAGGAAGAAACTTGATAAAAAAGAAGATCAAGTGATAGAAAGTATGTCTAACGCTAGAGATAATAACTTTGATGGTCACATGGAAATGGAGATCAATAAAAGTAAAAATTACGAAAAATACAGCGATTTAGAAAAGCACGACGATGATCGTCTACGCCTAAAACCATCTTTTCCCGCAACGCCTGAGGGTAGTAGACAAAGAAGTGATGCCGAAAAAGCTCAAGAAGCGAAAGAAGACGCAGAAGGTAAATAATGAGTATTCTAACTAAAATATTTTCTAGTGGCGCAACTGAACTTGTTAAGGGTGTTGGTGGTATTATAGACAACTTGCATACGTCCAAAGAAGAAAAACTTGCTGCTGAGCTTAAAATCAAGCAACTTATAAGTGACTATGAAATAGAGATGGAGAAGAATATAACTTCTCGTTGGGAGGCAGATTTAAAATCAGATTCATGGCTTAGTAAAAATGTGAGGCCAATGGTCTTAATATTTTTAATAGTATGCACCATGCTATTGATATTTATTGATGCTGGTGCAATAAAATTTAATGTAAAAGATTCTTATGTAGATCTTTTACAATTAGTATTAATAACTGTGATCGGCGCTTATTTTGGTGGACGATCATTAGAAAAAGTAAAAAAATAAAATTATGGGAATAAATTCAACAGATGTAGCGTATGGCTTTGGACAAATGGGTAGTGGACATATAAAAGCTGCCGCTACAGATTTAATGCCTCCAGCAGGTTCGGTTATAGTAGCTATTACAATGCTTGATGATGTTTCGTTTGCGGTTTTAACAGCAGACACACATCTTAATGGCGCTAACGTAGCAGCTAAACAAGGTGGTGATGGTACTGCTTATTTTGGAACTGGAGCACAAGTGTTAGCCAATGGTATTGACGCTGATAATACAGACACTGCAGAAAGTGTTGCTGTAGCTACTGGTGTTGTATTTCCTAAAGGATTAACTATATATGGTAGATGGACTAGTGTTTCGCTAAACGCTGATTCAACGCACGGGGTTATTTGTTATTACGGACCAGCGCACGTAGGAGCTGCTGTACCAGCCATATCATAATGTTAGGATTAGGAAATAGCGTAAGTGCGAGTCAATATCCAGGAGGGGAGTGGTTACCATCTAACGAAGGCACTTTAGAAGCTTGGTATAGATTTGATACGGGTGTTACTATAACAGAATCTGATGGTGTTTCAACTTGGGCTGATAGTTCTTCTAATAGTTTTGCTATGCGACAAGGTGATACTGGAGAGCAACCGACTTTTGCAAGTGGGGTGTTAACTTTCGACCCTACTTCAGATACTCAAAACTTACAGTCTAGTTCTTCTATAGAGCTTGATGGAACGTTTGTTTTAGCTTTTAGAATAGATCCAGCGGCAAACAGTGTTGTTGTGATGGGGTCTAACAGCGCTGCTAACGAAATGATTAAGCTTCAATCAGCATCTGTAATTAGAGTAAAAAACGATAGCACAGCAAGTGACTACACTCTTGAAACCGGGCACGATACTAAAGATAATGCTTATTGGGTTATATCAAGAAATAGCAGCAACGAGATGTCTGTGCATAAAGACGGAGTTCTTCAAGATGCTGCAAAAACAAATTCTGGAACGTTTGATATAAACTCTTTAGGTGTTAGAAGAACAGATTTAAACCCATACAGTGGTACAATGAAAGAGGTGGTTATTTTTAAAGGCGTAGCAGATGCAAAAATAGAGGCTTTAAGATTAAACTTACAAGATAGATTATCTGGATTATAAAACAATTAAATTAACTTAAATTAAATAAAATGGCGAAAGCAAAAACAAAGGGCACTAATGCAAAAATTAAAGAATTAAAAGGTATCAAACCTGAAAAAATAACCGCAGAGCAGTTAGAAAAAATTCAAAAAACGATTAACAATATAAATAAAACTCAATTTGAGTTGGGTACTATGGAGCTTAAAAAACACGAGATGATGCACAATATAGCTGGTTCAAGAGACGAGCTAACGTTAATGCAAAGCGAATTTGAAAAAGAGTATGGTACTTTTGATATTAATATCCAAGATGGTACAATAAACTACGGAGACGATGTCAAAGCTAATTCGTAAAATAAGTATCGGTAAAGATTATAAGAATGACGCTATGCACTATGCCGTGGGGCAAGAAGTGTATGGTGGTCACACTATCTGCGATATTATAGAGGAAGACGATAAGTTCTCTGTCTATATCAAAAAAAATAAAGACGTATTACCTTGGAAGGACTTTAACAAAAACATGGCTGTATCGGTAGAATACAACTTACAATATTAACCCATGGCTTATAAACAAAAAAACAATCCTTTCAAGAAAACTACCGAGCCAACTACAGGTGGTAATTCCAATTCAAACGATATTGAGCTAGCTAAAAGGTTAAACAAACTTAGGTTTGATATGGGTCATATTTACCCTATTACATCTGAAGAAGAGGTGATGCAGGAAAGACAAGAAACATTTACAGGACGAGGTAAAGCATTTTGGGAAGAAAACCCAAATTTAAAAGAAAAAAGCATTAAAGGGAGTTTGGACAGGACAGCTCAATCGGAAAAAGAAAGAAACGAGTTGTATAAGTTGGATCCCTCTGGTAGAGGAACAACACAAGCGGGTGACAAGTACACGTATGACAAAGATTTGCAATTTATAAAAACAGCTAGAGAAGCTGGTGGTGATGTTTTTAACAAAGTCATGAATATGCCAGAACAAGATATTGTTCGTCTTGAGCAAGATATAATTGCTATAGCACAACCCTTTAGAGGTAAAAATCTTGGTAAAAATCCAACGGCTACATTAATAGAGTTAAAGGATTTAGATTTAACTAAGTTTAAACCATACTTACAAAAGAGTGGTTTAACAGTAGAAGATATAAGCAAAGTTATAACCTCTCAATTAAACAATCAACCTGACTTAAACAAAGATGGAACTCCAGACGCGTTTGAAGGAATAAAGGGCAAGATACTTAAAAAAGGTGTAGATTATTTAATTTCTAGCAAATTAGATCAGTTAAGATAATGAAAAGCGTTTACAATTTTGTTGTAAAACCAAAAGGACAAAGATATAACAATACTAAAAAGTTTGATGGTGGAGAATTAATCCTTAACACGGATATATTTCAACACCAGTATGTTAACAGGGAAGCTATTGTAATATCAACACCTATAATTGGTGATACAGATATAAAACCAGGAGATACAGTTATAGTACACCACAATGTTTTTAGAAGATGGAATGACGTTAAAGGTGTAGAAAGAAACAGTAAGTCTTATTTTAACGAAGATACTTACTTTATAAACCACGAACAAATCTTTTTGTATAAACAAGAAGACAAGTGGATAGCTCCAAAAGGATATTGCTTTGTAATACCTTTAAAAGCTACAGATCAGTTTAACACTGAATCTGAAAAACCTTTACAAGGTATTGTCAAATATTCTGACGGTACAGTTAAAGTTAACGAGCTAGTTGGTTTTAGGCCAAATAGTGAATATGAGTTTATCGTTGATGGCGAGAGACTATTTCGAGTTTTATCTAATTTTATTACAATCAAATATGAACATCAAGGAAACGAAGAAGAGTATAATCCAAGCTGGGCACAAAGCAGTTGAAGAGCTGATTAAAGTAGCGAAGGAAGCAATCGTTGATTCAGACGATGATATATCAGCAGATAGACTTAAGAATGCCGCAGCTACTAAAAAACTAGCTATATTTGACGCATTTGAGATACTTAACAGAATTGAACAAGAGGAAAACTTGCTTGAGGGTAAAACACCTGAAGAGACAAAGGAAAAAACTTTTAAAGGATTCGCAGAAAGTAGATCTAAATAATGTACGAGCAAAGTTTAGTTAAGACAGTCGAGCCAGTTAAGAAGACTACTATCAGTAGACTTAACAAGGGTAAGAAGTGGAAATACGGTTACGATAAAGAACACGATATTATAGTGTTATCTCACAGCGGACAAATAGGTGAGATAATAGAAATACAAGGACTAGTTATTGCGCTACCAAAGGCTCCTAAAGAAGTATATAAAAATCCAAAGAACAAATGGGTGAAATTCGAGTATCCCAAGGAGTTGCAGAGAATTAAAAATATATTCGATTGGAGAAACTATCCGGAAAGCAGTAAAGAAAAATGGTACGATTATATAGATGAAGAATTCAAAAGAAGGGAAGAAGGATTCTGGTTCACAAATAATGGTAAACCAACCTGGATAACAGGTACGCAGTACATGTACTTGCAATGGAGTAAAATTGATGTAGGTGCTCCAGACTTTAGAGAAGCAAACAGATTATTTTATATATTCTGGGAAGCTTGCAAAGCAGATAAAAGATGTTACGGAATGTGCTACCTTAAAAATAGACGTTCTGGATTTTCTTTTATGTCATCAGCAGAAACAGTTAATTTAGCTACTCTTGCAAGTGATAGTAGATATGGAATATTATCTAAAACAGGAGCTGATGCTAAAAAAATGTTTACCGACAAAGTTGTCCCTATATCAATTAATTACCCTTTCTTTTTTAAACCTGTACAAGATGGTATGGATCGCCCTAAATCCGAACTTGCTTATCGTGTACCTGCTAGCAAGTTTACAAGAAAAAAGATTACAGCTAATGAAAAGCTGGAAGACATACAAGGATTAGATACGACGATTGACTGGAAGAATACTGGGGATAATAGTTATGATGGTGAAAAACTAAACCTATTAGTACATGATGAGTCAGGTAAATGGGAAAGACCCGATAATATTTTAAATAACTGGAGGGTTACAAAAACATGTTTACGATTAGGTAGCAGGATTATTGGTAAATGTATGATGGGCTCAACTTCAAATGCTTTAGACAAAGGTGGAGAAAACTTTAAAAAATTATACAATGCCTCAGATGTCACGAAACGAAATAGAAATGGTCAGACAAAGTCTGGCTTATACTCTTTGTTTATCCCAATGGAATGGAACTATGAAGGATTTATTGATGAGTATGGAGTTCCAGTCTTTACTACTCCTGATATCGATAGACTCGCACCAGACGGTGAATTAATAGATGTAGGTGTAATAGATAACTGGCAAAATGAAGTAGATGGTCTAAAAGATGATCACGACGGTTTAAATGAATTTTACCGTCAATTTCCAAGAACTACAGAACATGCGTTCAGAGACGAGGCAAAAGGAAGTATATTTAACTTAGTTAAAATATACGAGCAGATAGATTACAACGAAGAGCTATCTAGAACCTTAGGGGTTACAACAGGTAATTTTCAATGGGTCAATGGAATTAAAGATTCTCAGGTTATATTTTACCCAGACCCAAAAGGAAGATTCAAAGTTAGTTGGGTTCCGCCTTCTGGAATACAAAACAAGGTGATACTTAAAAATGGTATCAAATATCCCGGTAACGAACACATGGGAGCCTTTGGTTGTGATAGTTACGATATATCAGGAACAGTGGATGGGGTTGGATCAAAAGGAGCTTTACACGGCTTAACTAGATTTAGCATGGAAGATGCTCCGGCAAACAGTTTCTTTTTAGAATACTTATCAAGACCACCAACAGCCGAGATGTTCTTTGAAGACGTTCTAATGGCTTTAGTATTTTACGGGATGCCTATACTTGCGGAGAACAATAAACCTCGTCTCTTGTATTATCTGAGACGTAGAGGGTATAGAGGGTTTAGCATGAATAGACCAGATAAAGTTTGGAACAAACTATCTGTTGCAGAAAAAGAAGTAGGTGGTATACCCAACTCTTCAGAAGATATTAAACAAGCTCATGCCGCGGCAATCGAGATGTATATACAAGATCACGTTGGCATACAACAAGACGGTTCTCATGGTGATTTATATTTCAATGAATTACTGAGCGACTGGGCTAGGTTTGATATAAACAAAAGAACAAAGCATGATGCATCTATAAGTTCTGGTTTAGCTATCATGGCTAATAATAGACATTTATACGCGCCAAACGCTAAGGTTGAAAAACAACCACTAAATATAAATATTTCCAAGTATAGTAATACTGGAAGCAATTCACAAATAATCAAATAATAAATATGGCAGAGTCTGGCATGAAAAATTATTTCCCGAGTCAAACAGTTAGTGATGCTGAAAAGCTAAGCTATGATTATGGTTTGAAAGTAGGTAAAGCAATAGAGCAGGAGTGGTTTAACAATGATAGGGGTTCTAATAGGCATAGGGCTAATCATAATGATTTTCATAATTTAAGATTGTACGCTAGAGGCGAGCAGTCTATACAAAAATATAAGGATGAGTTATCTATAAATGGTGATTTGTCCTATTTAAACTTAGACTGGAAACCAGTACCAATTATATCTAAGTTTGTTGATATAGTTGTTAATGGAATGTCTGACAGATTATATGATATAAAAGCTTACTCGCAAGATCCCTTTGGTTTAAAAGAGAGAACGGAATACGGTAGAGCTATAATGTCTGATATCAAGATGAAAGGTTTTAACGAATTTGCAGCTCAATTTGGGATGGATTTGACGGAGAGTAATATTGACACGTTACCAGAGACAGTTGAAGAAGGAGAGCTCTATATGCAGTTGACCTACAAGCAAGCTGTAGAAATCGCTGAAGAACAAGCATTAAATGTTTTGTTTGATGGTAATAATTATGACTTAATAAAAAAGAGGTTTTACTATGATTTAACGGTTTTGGGGATGGGTGCTGTAAAAACTTCATTTAATACTTCTGAAGGTGTTGTTATAGATTACGTTGATCCAGCTAACTTAGTCTACTCTCATACTGACTCTCCTTATTTTGATGATATTTATTATGTTGGTGAAGTAAAGACTATTCCTGTAAACGAACTAGCAAAACAATTTCCTCATTTATCAGAAGATGATCTTGAGGATGTAATGAAGAACAAATCTTACAATAGATCTAATTACAACTCTAGGCATAACCACGACAAAGAAGACAATAACACTATTCAAGTTTTATATTTTAACTACAAAACCTATATGAATGAGGTTTACAAAGTTAAACAAATGGCAACTGGAGCTGAAAAAATTATACCTAAAGACGATTCGTTTAACCCGCCAGAAGAAAAAGAAGGGGTATACAGTAGAATGTTAAGATCAATAGAATGTCTATATGAGGGAGCTATGATTTTAGGTACGGAAAAACTACTCAAATGGGAAATGGCAAGCAACATGATGCGTCCTAAAAGTGATTTTACCAAAGTTAAAATGAACTACGCTATTGTTGCTCCTAGAATGTATAACGGTAAAATTGATTCACTAGTAAAGCGTATAACAGGTTTTGCTGACATGATTCAGTTGACACATTTAAAGCTTCAACAAGTGATGTCAAGAATGGTTCCTGATGGTGTTTATTTAGATGCTGATGGTTTAGCTGAGGTAGATTTAGGTAATGGAACAAACTATAACCCACAAGAAGCTCTAAATATGTTCTTCCAGACAGGATCTGTGATAGGGAGGAGCTTCACGTCGGAGGGTGATATGAATCCAGGAAAAATACCTATTCAAGAAATTACGTCTGGTTCTGGTGGAAATAAAATGCAAGCTCTTATAGGTAACTACAATTATTACCTACAAATGATAAGAGATGTGACCGGTCTTAACGAGGCTAGAGATGGTAGTACTCCGGATGCGAACGCTTTGGTTGGGGTTCAAAAGCTAGCTGCAGCAAATTCTAATACAGCTACTAAACACATACTACAAGCTGGATTATTCTTAACCGCTGAAACAGCGGAATGTTTATCCCTTAGAATATCTGATATTATAGAATATTCTCCAACTAAAGATGCTTTTATACAAGCTATAGGCACGCACAATGTAGCGACATTAGAGGAAATAAAGAGCTTACATTTATATGATTTCGGTATATTTATTGACTTAACACCTGATGAAGAAGAAAAGGCTAAGTTAGAGAATAATATTCAAATGGCTTTACAGCAAAAACTTATAAATCTTGAAGACGCAATAGATCTTAGAGAGATTAAGAATATAAAGCTAGCAAACCAACTATTAAAGATAAGGAGAAGTAAGAAAGAAGAGAGAGACAGGGAGATGCAACTAGAAAACATAGAAGCCCAAACACAATCTAACACTCAAGCTGCTCAAGCAGCTGCTCAAGCTGAGATACAAAAAAACAAAGCTATGCTTGACAATCAGAGTGAACTAGAGCAACTAAAAGCTCAAATCGCGTCTCAAAAAATGCAACATGAAATGGAACTCAAAAAAGAGTTAATGGCTCTAGAGTTCCAATACAACATGCAATTAAAAGGAGTTGAGGTTGATGGTGTTAAAAACAGAGAAAAGCAGAAAGAAGATAGAAAAGACGAAAGAACAAAAATACAAGCCACTCAACAAAGTGAGCTTATAGATCAAAGAAACAATCAAAAACCACCTAAAAACTTTGAGTCATCAGGTAATGATATACTAAGTGGAGGTTTTGATTTAGGTTCTTTTGATCCTAGTTAGAATTTATTAATTATTATTATATTATATCATGGCAGAAAAAGAAGAGCCAATCGCTAATAGCGAAACTGGCAAAATTAAAGTAAAAGCAAAAGAAGCAAAACAACCAGATGGTAACGAAACAAAAGGTAACGTTACTAAGGTTGCGGCGAAAATGAAGAAACCAACTGAAACTGTTGAGCCAACAGTTACGAAGGTTGATTTAAACAATACACCAGAAGAAAAACCAGTTGAAGAGGTTAAACCTGAAGCTGAGGTACAAGAGGTGGAGAAGCAAGAAACACCCGCTTTAGAGGATATTACCAATGAAGTTGCAGAGCAACCAGAAGAAATAGTTGCCGAAGCTATAGAGGAATCAATAGGAACCGGCGAACCGTTGCCAGAGAATATCCAAAAGTTAATGGAATTCATGGATGATACTGGTGGGGATTTAAATGACTATGTTAAGCTTAATCAAGATTATAGTAAAATGGATAATCAAGATTTACTATATGAATACTATAAGCAAACAAAACCTCATTTAAACAACGAAGAAATTAACTTCCTTATGGAAGACAACTTCTCATTCGACGAAGATATAGACGACGACAGAGAAATACGAAGAAAAAAATTAGCGCTTAAAGAGCAAGTTGCCAGCGCTAAAAGCCACTTAGACGGGCAAAAGTCTAAATACTATGACGAGATCAAAGCTGGAAGCAAACTTACGGGCGAGCAACAAAAGGCAATTGATTTCTTTAATAGATACAACAAAGAGTCAGAAGCAACTCAAAAAACAGTTAAAACGAACTCTGATATTTTTACACAGAAAACAAATAACGTTTTCAACGACAAGTTCAAAGGTTTTGAATATAACGTCGGTGACAAGAAATACAGGTTTAATGTAAATAATGCTGAAGAAATTAGAGACACTCAGAGCGATATAGGCAATTTCACTAAAAAGTTTTTAGACGAAAATTCTGCTTTAAAAGATGCTGAAGGTTATCATAAATCTCTATATACAGCAATGAATGCAGACGCTGTTGCGAAACACTTTTACGAACAAGGAAAAGCAGATGCTATGAAAAATAGTATTGCTAAAGCCAAAAACGTGGATATGAACCCAAGACAAAGTCATGGAAGAATTGAAGCAGATGGTATGACAGTAAAAGTATTAGGTGATAGTTCTTCTGATTTTAAGTTTAAAATTAGAAACAAAAATAAATAAAAATTTAAAATTTAAAAATTATGGCAATATCAAACCCTGGTGGTTTGTTAAATAGTACACCTGCTCATAGACAGCAAACACTATCAACAAACTACCTAGACTTTACGTCCGGCAACAATGACTGGGCGCAACAATATTTACCAGATCTTATGGAAAAAGAAGCTGAAGTTTTCGGACCGAGAACTATTTCAGGTTTCTTATCACAAGTAGGAGCTGAAGAAGCGATGTCTGCTGACCAAGTTGTTTGGTCTGAGCAAGGTCGTTTACATTTATCTTACACTGCAACAATGACTGACAATAACGGTAACGTTGCTGGTTCGACTAATGTTGGGAAAATTACTATTACTGATCATATTGATACTGGAGCTACTTATACTGCAGGGTCTCATGGAATTAGAGTTAATGACACTGTTATTATATCTAACCCAGAAGCAGTTATCAAAGCTTTAGTAACTGGAATTTCAGCTGATGTTGTAGAATGTACTCCTTATGGAGCTGCTGACTGTTCTGCAATTACAGATGCAAAAACTGATTTAGTTGTATTAGTTTATGGTTCTGAATATGCAAAAGGAAAAAGCTATCTTACTGACGCTTTAGCTGAGACAGAATCAAGAGGTGCTAACGAACCACAATTCAAGTCTTACACTAACAAACCAATTATAATGAAAGACTACTACGAAGTATCAGGTTCTGATACAGCTAGAATCGGTTGGGTTGAAGTAGCTGCTGAAGATGGTCAAGCTGGTTACTTATGGTACTTAAAAGCTGAAGCTGATACAAGAGCTCGTTTCAATGATTACGTTGAGATGGCTATGCTAGAAGGTGAGCTTAGTGTACATGGTACAGATGTAGTTGACGATTTCTTGAATAGTAACGGTGATGCTGTTGGTACTCAAGGTTTATTCGCTGCTATTGAATCAAGAGGTAATATTACTACTGGTGTTACTGGTGTTAATGCTGCTACTGATTTAGCTGAATTTGACGCTATCTTAGCTGAGTTTGACAAGCAAGGTGCTATTGAAGAAAACATGATGTTTGTAAACAGAGCTACTTCGTTAGCAATGGATGACATGTTAGCTTCTATGAATTCTTATGGAGCTGGTGGTACTTCTTACGGAGTATTTGATAACTCTGAAGATATGGCGTTGAACTTAGGTTTCTCTGGTTTCAGAAGAGGTTCTTATGACTTCTACAAGTCTGACATGAGATACTTAAACGATAAAGCTACAAGAGGTGGTATTAATGACGCTGCTGGTGCAAATGCTATCAGAGGGGTTGTTGTTCCAGCTGGTACTTCTACGGTTTATGACCAAATGTTAGGTAAAAACTTAAAGAGACCATTCTTACACGTTCGTTACAGAGCTTCACAAACTGACGATAGAAGAATGAAATCTTGGGTTACTGGTTCTGTTGGAGCTGCTACATCCGCTTTAGATGCGATGCAAATCCACATGTTAACTGAAAGATGTTTAGTTACACAAGGTGCTAACAATTTCATGTTAATGAAATAAGCACTTATTATATTAAAGACCGGGGCTTCGGCCTCGGCCTTTTATTTTATTAATTTATATTATATTATATTATGGCAAAGAAAACAAAGAAGGTTGAGGTAGAACCTCAAATTGAAACAATGGAAGAAGTAGTTACAGAGTTTTTTGAAGAAACTGTAGTTGAAGAACCAAAAGCAAGAGAAAGATTAAAACCTACAAATGAGTGGGAAATTAAAGATAGACTTTATCTATTAAAAGGCAACAAAAAGCCACTTTCTAGATCAATTAAATCAGCGGGTATATATTATTTTGACGAGGAAAAAGGTTATGAAAGAGAACTTAAATACTGTCAAAACCAAAAAACACCGTTTGTTGATGAAATGAAAGGTGATCAAAGATTAGAGCATATTGTCTTTAGAGGTGGAGCGCTACATGTTCCTAGGAATAAAGTAACGCTGCAAAAGTTATTATCTCTATACCACCCGAATAAAGATATTATTTACGAAGAGTACAAACCAGCGGCAATAGCAGCTGATGAGATTGAAATTTTAGATATGCAAGTTGACGCTTTAATTGCTGCTAGAAATATCGATATAGATATGGCTGAAGCTATTATGCGTGTAGAGAAAGGTTCTGATGTATCTAAGTTAAGTTCTAAGGAGCTTAAAAGAGATTTACTTATATTTGCACGAAACAACCCTAAACTATTCTTAGAGTTAGCGGATGATGAAAATGTAATGCTAAGAAACTTTGGTATTAAAGCTGTCGAAAGTGGAATACTAAGATTATCTTCTGATCAAAGAAACTTCTTATGGGGTTCTAACGGAAGAAAGTTAATGGTTATACCATTTGACGAACACCCATACACTGCATTAGCACATTGGTTTAAAACCGATGAAGGTATGGAAATTTTTTCTAACATAGAAAAAAGATTAAATAATTAATCAAACTGTAGAGCGGTCGCCCTACGGGGCGATCGTAAACTACAAAATTAAATTATATGGAAAAGAAATCAAAAGGATTAGGCGACTCAATAGAAAAAATTACAAAAGCAACAGGGATAAAAAAAGTTGTAGACACGGTTAGTAAGGTTGTTAAAAAAGATTGTGGCTGTGGAAAAAGAAAAGACACTTTAAATAGATTATTCCCTTATAATAAATAAAAGAAATTATGGTTAGTATAGATACGGTATATCAAAAGGTTTTAGCGTTAGCCAACAAAGAGCAAAGAGGCTATATAACTCCTCAAGAATTTAATCTATTTGCTGACCAAGCACAGAAGGATATTTTTGAACAATACTTCTACGATTTAAATCAATTTTTACGTAGACCGAGTAACTCAGACGAGTACTCTGATATAATAGATAATTTAAGAGAAAAAATAGCTATATTTGAAAATACAGGCACTATAACTAATGGAATTATCTCAGCGCCAAACGGTTTGTACAGATTAGGTACCGTTATAGATAATGATTACAATTGTGAAATAGAAGAAGTACAGCAAAATGAAATATTATACATAAATAAAGGGCCTCTAACCAAGCCAACGGTTACTCGCCCGGTGTATGTTAGAACTGGAGAGTTAACAATAGAGATACACCCATCAAGTGTCGTGTTAGCTAGCTGCACTTATATATCAACGCCATTAACGCCGGGTTGGGGATATGTGGTTGTGCAGGGAAAAGCTATGTACGATGTTACTAATACGACTCACTTTCAACTACACTCCTCAGAGGAGGGTGAATTAGTTAACAAAATATTGATGTATGCTGGAGTGGCTATAAAAGCTCAAGATATTTCTCAGGCAGCTGGAGGATTGGAGATGGCTAAACAACAACAAGAAAAACAATAAATAAATGGGATTACTAGACAATCAAACAGGACAAGCGTATTATAACGGTAGTGATCACGGTAGTTACCAGTTCGTGTCATTAGAAGATATTATAAGTCAATTTATTGTAGCTTACGTCGGGGATGACAAGCTCTTATCAAAAGTAAAAAGAACAGATGTCGCTTTTCATGCTCAAAGAGCTTTACAAGAGTTGTCTTTTGATACATTTAAATCTTTCAAAGCACAAGAGATTACAGTACCTGCTTCACTTCAAATGACACTTCCACAAGATTATGTTAATTACACTAAAATTAGTTGGGTTGATTCTGCCGGTATAAAACATTTGTTATATCCTGCTTCAAAAACATCAAACCCTACAAAGCCAACACAGGCTAGCGATGGTTCTTACACTTTTGATGCAAGCGGTAATTTACTCACAGACAGCGAATCCACAACGTGGTCAAACTACAAGTCAGGGACACCATCTGAAAATCAAGATGACTATCAAGACGACACTTACTGGCCGATGGAGGGATCAAGATATGGTTTAGACCCACAGCACGCACAGGCAAACGGATCTTTTTACATAGACATTCAGTCCGGAAAAATACATTTTAGCTCTAATATTAGTGGAAAAACTGTGATCTTAGATTATATAAGCGATAGTCTTGGCACGGATGCTGAGATGCAGGTTCATAAGCTTGCTGAAGAAGCTATATACAAGCACGTAATGTATGCGATCATATCTACATCATCAAACCCACTACATCAACAATTAACACCTAGATTTAAAAAAGAAAGGTTTGCTGAAACTAGAAAAGCGAAATTAAGACTATCAAACATTAAATTAGAAGAATTAACTCAAATTTTAAGAGGTAAGTCGAAACAAATAAAACACTAGTACATGCCAGAAATTAAGCATACTTTTACCGGTGGTAAAATGAATAAGGATCATGACGAGAGACTTATTAAAAGCGGAGAATACAGAGACGCGATGAACATACAAGTAACAACTTCAGAGGGATCTGATGTTGGTACTATGCAAAACGTTTTGGGTAATGCTGGGGTTTGTACAAATCTCGGTTGTATTCCTGATAACTCATACACAGTTGGTTCTATTTCTGACGAAAAAAATGACACTTTATACTGGCTTGTAGCTGGTGGTGCTTTTTCTGACCTTCAACAGCATTTATACGATGCTTACTCAAATACATATAGCGCATCAACAGCCGTTGGTGACGTTCTCTACTCTAAAGATCTTATAATGCGTAAAACTCCAAATGGATGCGAGCCGGTGTTCGTTGATATTTACGGTTTTGCCCTTGCTAATAGTGAAAGCGTTTTAGGTGATGGAAATGCTGCTGAAGGAGTAACCAACACTTTAGTAATCCCAATAGAGTACGATAATGGTAAACCACTATTATCACAGATAGAAGTTGGTATGACAGTGCATGGCCTCGATGATACGCTAACTCCAAACACTAGCACGGCTAACGTAATAAGCGTTGGGGCTCTCAAAAAAATCGACACAGTATATACTCCAAACACTTACACTTGTCAAGGCGCTGTGCTCACTCCAGGAGGAGGTGTAGATTTCGATGGTGATTATAGTGGTAGTGGTGGGTTCGAAATTGATTATAGTGTAGCTGGGTCTGCAGGTACTTGGGCAGTAGGAGATGCTATCCCTATAACCGGAAGACTTATTGTTAATGCGAGCGCGTTCGATCAAATATCAAATTACCTTCTCAGCACGTATGGCGCTGAACAAGTTCCTACCCCTACCACTCCACAAGTTGGGGATAGAATTAGTGTTACCAACCCAGCTGTTGGTGGGACTAATATTGTTGTTTCACACGCTCTTATTACTGACATTGAAGATGTTAATTTTGGTGGATCGGTAGGAGGTGATTATAAAATAATTACAGTCGATCAACCTGTTAGTAATTGGGCGGGTGCCGCATCATTTTCCGCGAACGGTCAAGGTATGATAAATGGAGAAGCTAATGCTTATAATTTCGATATAAATCTGGTAGCGGATGGGAATGTGACACCTATGCCACCACTTGACACTATGGCTTTTACATCAGGAACAATGCTCACTGTTGATAGATCCGGAACATGTTTTCGTCCTTACATAGATCTACCAAGTAATTCGCCTTGGTTGGACGAGATTTATAATGTGTTTTTTAATAACAATACTAGTTATATCCAAGGTTCTGAGATAAAAATAAAAGTCAACCCCGCTTGGCCTGACGCTAGTGGTTTTGGTGATGGTTGGGCGGGTTGTATTGATTGGGAGACTACTTACGATGCGGGTAGTGGGTTCGCTCTAAATGGGCCAACCACAAATAGACTTCACATGGCTCAATGCGACGATTTTAGCATCGAGGTAACACCAACGTCTACTTACAACTATTTAAGCTTAGTTGCTTCAGGTGATTTGGGGCAAGATGTTGTTTTGCTAGACAAAGAAATAGACCTCGGAACAAATACAGCATATTTTAATTTTCAAAGAGATAGAGTTTTAAACTTTAGAGCTGATAGACTTATAACGGGTATAAATGTTATAGATGACATGTTGTTCTGGACAGACGGGCACACTGAACCTAAAAAAATAAATATACAACGTAGTATTGATGGTACGATTCCAGACGGTAGCGCGCACACTCGTGTGGTGACAGATGTTACAACAACTACTATTCCAGTAATGGAAGAACATATAACCGTGATTAAACAACCTCCAACTCACCCACTAAGTATGGAATTGAGTACTGGTAGAAAAGAGGAGCACACCCACACTGGTGTTATGATGATCTCAACAGAGGGAAGTCAACCATCTTCTTCTTTTATTGGTGGTGATGGTACTTCAGAAACAACGGATCATTACGATTTTTCTAGCATGAACGTAGGCGACTTCTTTAACGTTGAGATAGCTTCAGATATTTATGGTGGTGAAGAGTTCACTTTAAGAAACGTAGACGGGAAACCATGGGGACCCAATACTAAAGTGGTGTTTAAAGAGTTTACCGAAGATAGCGCGCCAGATATTCCTGTTTTGCAGTATACCATTAAAGCAACTGTTGGTGGTTGGTCAGGGAATAAAATGGAGGCTACAGCTGGCGATCCAGCAAAAGTTTCTTTTAGAGTTGATTTTATAGAAGGAAGTGTTCCGTCTACGGACAGTGTATTGAAATTTGCTATTGACGTTTTTGATGAGTCAGAAAAATTATTTGAATTTAAGTTTCCTAGATTTTCTTATAGATACAAATACGCAGATGGAGAGTACTCTACGTTCGCACCATTTACTGAAGTAGCATTTGTTCCTGGAGGTTTTAGTTACCACCCTAAAAAGGGTTATAATCTAGGTATGACCAATAGAATAAAAACAGTAACAATTAAGGACTTTGTTACCCCACTAACACCGTCAGATGTCATTGCTATTGATATACTCTATAAAGATGACCAATCACCAAACATATATGTAGTAGACACCGTCGCGTCTAATGATGAAACGGTAAATGGTCATAACGAGTGGCAGGCTAACGAGTATATAATAAGTAGTGATATTATCCACTCAATACTTCCCGCTAACCAACTATTAAGACCGTGGGATAACGTGCCTAGAAAAGCTGTTGCTCAAGAGATAACAAAAAACAGACTAGTATATGCCAACTACACGCAGGGGTATGACTTAACCGTGGGTGGTAAAAACATCAAGCCACAATTTAAACACTCTTTAGTAAACAATAAAAACAGTATAAAGTCGATAAAATCCTTAAGAGAATATCAATTAGGAGTTGTTTTTATAGATAAATACGGTAGAGAGACCCCGGTGATAACCAACAGGTCAGGTGGTTTCAAGATAAGTAAAAGTGAATCTTCAAACAAAAATCAACTAAAAGTTGGTTTAAGCGAAATGACCATACCAAGTGATATGGAATACTTTAAGTTTTTCGTAAAAGAAACTTCCGGCGAATACTATAATATGGCTATGGATCGTTGGTATGATGCGGATGATGGTTCTGTTTGGTTAGCATTCCCATCTTCAGATAGAAATAAAATTGATGAAGATACGTTTTTAATACTAAAAAAAGGTGTCGAGTCTAGCAGCTTGGTTAAGGAACCGGCTAAGTACAAAATCATATCTATTGAAAACCAAGCCCCAGACTTTATAAAAACAACTAAATACAACATCGGAGACGTACAGCAGGATGGCGGTGTCGGAAACGACTCCTTGTTATACGGAGCGAGTATGGATAACGCTCCTAAAAGAGGTAGGAATAACTTTTCTTGTCTAGCGTCAAGGTTTAACGGGACTAGTTTGAGTCAAGTAGAAGAAATTAAAGAGGAACTTTATGTTGAGTTTTACATACAGGGAAAACCTAATGTTTCTCATAGATATAAAATTAATTCTGCCTCTAGAGATAAGATGGATGACGGTACTTTAGGTGAAGATTTTAACTTTACAATTGATGGCTTTTTTGGTGACGACATTAATTTTATACTTAATGGGACAACTACTTCACCATCTAGTGTTTTATCAACCGCTAAAACTCGTTTCTACAAAGGTGTTTTAGAGAACGCGGCTAAGTTTGATGGTAAATTTTTTGTAAAAATATACGCTGACGAGTACTTCAATAAATATATAGCAAACCCTCCGGTGACAGATGACGATAGGGTTGAGTATGGTGGTATTGATTTTAAAAAAATATATTATTGCTCACCAGACCACCACGCTGTTCACGATGGTGATTACGGTGATGGTGCTATAGCTTTTGGTAATAATAATTTTATTCAAGATGCTTTTGAGTCCGTTTACGACAACATGCCCTCCTTTGCTGTAGCCGGTAATTCCTTGCTCAACTCTAGCCATAGGAACAACGATTTGTATTTTACCATTTTAACGAGGCACCTCAAACTTATGAGCGGGATGGTATGGTGGCAAGGGGGAATACCCGATCCAGCCAACAGTACAAAACCCGCTTACCAACCTGGTTCAGTTACTGCTAATAGAGCTTTTTTCAAAAACAATTTAGTTTCCATGTGGGATTATAAGGGTCATTCGGTTAATGATGAAGATGGTTGGTTCGATTATTCAATTGGTCAGTCCGATTCGTATGGGTTAAAGCTTCTGTGGGGGCTACAAAATGATCTTAATGCTCGTGGAATTGCAGAGGGTGATCATGGATATGAGGATGTTTTCTTTATTGACGGTGGACCTATCGCTGGTAATAACAGCGGCATGAACGGGGCGTTGAATCACATTAGTTACGAAGGTGAGGACTATAACCATGGTAACCCCAGGACAAATTTTGGTATAAGAAACAGCGGGACTTATGGTGAAATAGACCTTGGTTTTGGCCCTATAATGCCAGATAAAACCTACCCAAATAGGGGATCAGGAGGTTGGAGTTGGGAAAGCGTGTGGGGTGGTGATAAAAAGGATATTTTAAATTGGCACCATGGGGATGAAAAGATATTTGATTTAAATAGAGACGGTTCTAGGTATGAAGATGCTGGAAAATATCTCGATAGACTTGCTTCTGGTAAAAAATTCCACTGGTTAGAGGATCCTACTAAAACTATTTATACACTATCTACAGCTACCAAAAGAAATAATAGAACAAGAATCACTGGGGAGGGCGACATCAATACTTATGCATATTCTTTTAGATATGAGGATTGGATGACAAATGATAATAATGATTTTTGGAGCAGCAGATATGCGGATCGAAATCTTATCGCTAGAATTGCTCATCCTCATTTTTACACTGGAGAGAATTTTAGCAAAAGCAATATTGGAACGTTTAAACCAGCGATGACAAACTGGGAGCCAACAAACTATGAGAACGGCGGGGTTGGACCTATTCCCGGAGGTAGAACTATACAGTTTCACGCAAGTCTAGCGACAGCTCTTAGTGCAACGCCAACAGAAACTATAAAGTCTATAGCGAATAGTTGGACTAACAATTCTTTTAAAGTATCAAAACAACACATCAACCAAGCCTGGGATAGTAACAACGGTACAACTCTTGACGTTGACGGTGATGATATAGCGGGTGAGTTTACTAGTGTTGTAGAAGGCATGATACTAACTCACATTGGTTCTTCTTCAATAACAAATATAACTACTAATGGAGAATTTATAAAAACCCCTCTTTTAATAGATTCTATTGTAGGAAGTGGTGATGATTATATAATAAATATAGTTGGTTACAAAAACGTAAGATCTACTAGTAGTAACGCGGTTGGTTTATATAGTTTGAACTCCCAAGGTACCGGAAGTGATGGAGTGTTTGATTTAACTTTTAGACAGCCAGCAATGAATGGTTTAAGTGTTAATTCTATTAAAAATCTTAATAGAGAAAGTTTTAGCACAGAAGCAAACTGGATTGGTATTGGTGCTGTGGGTTATACTTTGGAGTTTTTAGAACCAGTAGAGCGTGAAACGCTGTTACCTAAAAATCCATCGGTTTGGGAAACAGAACCCAAGGAGTCTACAGATTTGGATATATACTATGAGATAAGTGGTAAAAATCCAGTGCACTTAAACAAAGACACTATTAAATTAGCCGCGCCGATAGGATCCACAATTTCTGTTAACAACCAGATCAAAACAGCTATCATCCCTACTGTTATTGGTTATACTACTGTTCCTAACAAAACGCTTGTCCTTGAACCACCCGTGTGTATTGGCGCGCTTAGCAATTGCCCAGAGGGTGCTATGCCTATTGATATTGGGAATGACGATGTTACCATAACTAGACCTGACGGCTCTGAAATAACAGCGCGTGTTGAGGATTTTGTAGAGGTGGCTGGTACCCCAGGTTTAGCTAACAAAATCGTGTTAAACGAAAATATATCTAACAGTTCTTATACTTTAAGTTGGCACAATTGTTATTCTTTTGGTAATGGAGTTGAATCTAATAGAATTAGAGACTCTTTTAATCTACCTTATATAACTAGCGGTGTTAAAGCTTCAACAACACTAGAGGGAGAATACAAGGAAGAACATAGAAAATATGGTCTAATATATTCTGGTATATACAACTCTACGTCTGGTATTAATAATTTAAACCAATTTATACAGGCTGAAAAAATAACAAAAGACGTAAATCCAGTATACGGTAGCATACAAAAACTACACACTAGAGATAGTAACTTAATAGCACTCTGTGAGGATAAGATATTAAAGATATTAGCTCACAAAGACGCTTTGTATAACGCCGATGGTAACCCTCAGTTAATAGCAACAGACAAAGTTCTTGGACAAACAACACCTTTTGTTGGTGAATACGGTATATCTACTAATCCAGAATCATTTGCATCGGAATCCTATAGGGCTTACTTTACAGATAAGGTTAGAGGATCCGTGATGAGATTGTCAAAAGATGGTTTAACATCAATATCTGATGCTGGTATGAAAGATTGGTTTAGAGATAATTTAAAGTTAAGTAGCAAGTTAGTTGGTAGTTATGATGATCATAAAGGTGAGTACAATATCACTTTAAATCAAACGGCTGATCCAGACAACGCTAAGTCAGTAACATATAGAGAAGACGTGAGAGGTTGGGTTAGTTTTAAATCTTTTGTACCTGAAAACGGATTAAGCTGCGCTAACCAATACTACACGTTTAAGGAAGGTGATATATACCAACACCACCTTGAAAAAGACGTGTTCGACAACCCAGTTAATAGAAATACCTTCTATAATGTGCATGCTCCATCAAGTTTTAACGTTATATTTAACGACCAACCAGGTGTTGTAAAATCGTTTAAAACGTTAAACTATGAGGGTAGTCAATCTAAAATAGATGAAAACTTACAAGACGGACAGTACTATAATTTACAAGATAAAGAAGGTTGGTACGTTTCAAATATAGAAACTGATTTAGAAAAAGGTAGTTTAAATGAATTTATAAGAAAAGAAGGTAAGTGGTTTAATTATATAAAGGGAAAAGAAGGAGTTGTAACAAATAGTGGTGTTGTTGTTGGTGGTTTTGACAATAGTGATACTTCTTTCCAAGGAATAGGTAGAGTAGATGGAAATCCAACTGCAAGTATGGCGGGTGGATGTACAGATCCTACCGCGTTTAATTATAACCCATCGGCTGTTGTAGACGCTGGTAACTGCATATCTGCGGTTTTAGGGTGTACAGATTCGCAATCTGAAACCTATGACAGTACGGCTAATACAGATGATGGTTCATGTAATTATCCGGGATGTACGAATCCTAGTGCGTTTAATTATGATTCAAGCGCCAACAGTAACGACGGATCTTGCGTTGGTGTTATTAACGGCTGTACTGATAATAGCATGTTTAATTACGACGGGGCCGCAAATACAGATGATGGAAGCTGCATTGCGATTATAACTGGTTGTATTGATCCAACTGCTGACAATTATAACGATACGGCTAACACGGACGATGGTAACTGTATGTATACTGTTTATGGGTGTATTGATGTAAACGCTTGTAATTATGATACCGCTGCTAACACGGATGATGGCTCTTGTGGGTATTGTGGTGATAGCGCTGCTGATAATTATAGTGCTAATGTTGAAGATACTTGTACTAATGGTTGTGTGTACTGCGCTTTTAATGACAATTCACTTCAATCTTTAACGACTAGTAGTAATTCTATTATTGTTAACGACTCGGCTACGTCTATAGATATAGCTTGGAGCAGTATCGCTGCTAATCCTGGAACTGCTCCTATTGTTAGTTACGACGTTAGATATAGTGTGTCAGGGCTAGACACTTGGACCGTGATAAACAACGTACCCAACAACACCAACATATGGTACCAAACTTACACGATACAAGGCTTAACGCATAGTACTGCTTATGATATTCAAGTAAGAAAGATCTGTAATAACACGGCTTCTGGTTGGTCTCCTATTCTCACTTTGTCAACACAATTTGCGGAGATTTGGGGATGTACAGATGCTACTGCTTGTAATTATGATCCTCTTGCAAATATGCCGGACATCTATAATGTTTTATGTAATTATACTTCTTGTGCTGGTTGTATGGATGCAACAGCCTCTAATTATGATGCTACTGCAACTATAGACGATGGTAGTTGTATTCCTGTTGTGAACGGTTGCACGGATAACAGTGCCTTTAACTATGATGTTAATGCAAATGCAGACGATGGTTCTTGTATTCCGTTTATATATGGGTGTACGGATGCAGATTCATGTAACTTTGACCCGACTGTGAATACGGATGATGGTTCTTGTATAGGTGCTTGTAGTAGTTTTATTGACTCTGTCAACATATCAGGTAATTTTGTTAATGACGTTACGCTTGGAGTTTATAATACCGAAGTAACTGTTGCTTGGGACACTTTAACCGACCCTGACGCATCTACAGGTCACAGAATAAAATACAAGAAAAGTAGTGACTCTGGTTGGGTTTTAGTAGCGGGTTTAAGTGCTGGGAGCGGTAGTACGGTTATAAGTGCTATTTTTGAAGAGAATGAAGACTACGACTTTAGGGTGAAAGCTATTTGCTCGGGAAGTGGGTGTAACGAAAGTTGGTCAAGCATAACAACTGTTAATATTGGCGCTTTTTATGGCTGTACTGATCCTAACGCAACTAACTATGTGAATGGCGCAACTACAGATGATAACTCTTGTTTGTATCTTACTGAAGGTTGTATGTACGGGCTCGCGGATAATTATGATCCTAACGCTAGTGCAAACAATTTAAGTTTATGTACATTTACCACAACAGCAGGTCCTGGATGCATGGATAGCACACAATTTAACTATGATCCTAACGCTACGTCTGACGATGGAGATTGCCAGCCGTTTACTTATGGATGTATAAATTCAACTGCTTCTAACTACAATTCTACCGTGAACACTAGTGATGGTTCTTGTATTTGGTTAGGTTGTACTGATGCAACTGCAAACAACTATGACCCAACAGCTACTACAGATGATGGTTCTTGTATGTATTAATAAATAATAATTATGCAAATATTAACATTAAATATTGACGGTGATATAAATGCTAGTCTTCAGGTTGGAGACATAGCATACTACTCTTCACCTGGAACAGTGGCTACCAGTGGCTTTGCAACCGTTAACACTGGTGGTATATTATTAATTGGAGAAGTAACAGAGATAGATAGTGCTTTATCGCAAATAAAAGTATTATACAATAACTGCGACACTTGCCCAGCACCTCCCACTGCTAACGACTATATTATGTTTGCTAAAAACAAAGTGGTTAACTCCTCTAGTTTAGCTGGTTATTATGCGGATGTAAAGTTTAAAAATTATTCTACAGATAAAATTGAAATGTTTTCAGTTGGTTCGGAAATATCAGAAAGTAGTAAATAAATAAATATATAATTATGCCACACGGATATCCACATACTTCTAGCACAACATCTACTCAAAGTAGAACAAACGCTCAAGGACTAGTAGCACCTCCTGGCTTTCACTACATGCCAGATGGTACTTTAATGTCAGATGCCGCTCACGCTAAACTTTATGATACAAAGATTATACAAGCTTTTGATTTAGATTTATCAGATATAAATGCATCTGGTGAGGTTCGATCGTTTACTGTAAAGGGGTCTAACAATAGTGAGTTTAGGTTAGAAATTAAAAACGAAGATAATTACTATTATAACTTTACTACAAACTCCTTTCAAGTCGCCCAAAGCACTCTTAAAGAGAAAGCGGTTGGTGGTAGTTACAATGGTAGAATAAAATTCCCAACAGTAACAGACGACGATCAATACGACATATTTTTATATGCCATGCCCGGAACAAAGCACGCTCTATATAATGAAGTTAGATTTGGTGATGGTAGTATAGATATAAATAGTTCAACGGGCTCTAGTTCTTTAATCATGCAAAAAGTTGTACACCAATACACTGATGTGACGTTGACAATATCAAACTATTCTCCAAGTGGAACTATTGAGCTTGGAAGTTTATCTACAAAGCAAATCGCTTTGTCAAGAGGGAAAAGTTTAAGTAAAACTCCATTTGAAATATCCTGCTCTGTAACCACGGCTGCAAAGTCATATAGAATTATAAAACAACCATCAGCAAATGACGTTATAGCTTTTATAGAGCCGGTGATTGGATCTGCGCCAGTTGATTTACCAGGAGAAAAAATATATCCGGTTGTTAGTAACACAGACACTGTAGATGGTACTGGTTTTGCTGCTGGTACTGCGGTTAAGATTGTTATGGATACTAACGTTGCTGACAAAATGGTTGTAGGAGATAAAATAACTATAGCAACAACCGCCTTAACAGATACGGTAGATGGCGCTGTTTCTAGTGGCGTAAAAGTTGTTATGGACAACAATGTTGCTACAAAAATGGCTGTTGGTGATAGAATTACAGCTACTTTATCTGGTGTTCCACATGTTCTTTTAAACCAAACAAATCCTACAATAGTAACTGTTGCCGCTTTAAATCCAGACGGTGACAATGCTAAAGAGTTTTCAATGTCACAAGCAGTAGGTTTGGCCGATGGTGAAACGTTAACTTTTACTCCAAAATGCAATAGAGAGTTATTTACAGTTGCGGCTTTAAACCCAGATGAAGATAACGCAAAAGAGTTTTCTTATGTAGATTCAGCAGGTGGTACAAGTTCTAGATTTGGTGTTCGTGATGGAGCTACGTTGAGCTTTAGCAATCAAAAGAATTTTAGTTGGCCTATAACTAAAGCTAACTTAGTTAAAGAGGGTATGATAGTTGTGCCGGGCACTAATGTTACAGCGGGCACTATGGTTGGTGTATATGAAGATAAGACAACAATATTTGAGGGCACTAAAGACGAGAGGGTAATCATTAAAAACACAAGACCAGCTATAAGTACAGTTGGTAAAACCCCAACAATAGCAAAAGGACTAATCACGGCTCAAGACGGTGATGTTGTTTTTGACAAACAGCAAGTGTTAGCTTTAGCTGGTGACA